TGGATATTCACACTTATAATAAGCTGAGAAAATTATGCACTGATGAACACAGGAATGTGCGCCAGCAAATAGCCAAGCTAACTGCTGATGAATACACAAAAAAATATGGTGATATTGTTAGTCAGTCAGGTATCGGTTCTGCCGCTCAAAACTAATCTTCGGCTAACGCTCTCATACGATCAACCAAGCGCCGCGCGCGATTTGGAACTTGGGTGTACCACTTAGAATTTATCATCTGTTCTGCGGCCTCGTTCCAGTCTCTTGCGTTCACAGCGGCTTGCATAAGTTTAAAGCGACTAAGCCGAGGCCGACCCATATTGAACATCATATTGCAGATGATATGCTGTGCTTCTTCCGGTAAGTCGTCAAAGTCAGGATACAATACTTTGCATTCGTCAATCGTCACTGCCATGTCTAACGCAAAAAGGTTCTGCACACGATCCTGTTCTACAACTGTACCGACAGGTTTGCCGTGTTCTTCATCATTTTCGGTGATTAGATGACCTATGCCGCAAGTTGGCAGACCAAGGTGATCCAGATAGATCTCGTATTTACACCCTTCATCTTCAGCAATTTCTTCACGTAGTTTATCTTTGTTCATTATGGATTTCCTAACAGACCCGCCGTTGATCCTCGTATGCCTAAGGCTTGTGCTACGCCGGGATTATTGGCCGCTTGTTGACGTAAGCTTGGTTGCCCAGCAGATCCTGCTACTGGTTGCGTAACATTGACTGATCCCAAGCTGGACGCTGCGTTCGGTGCGGTCATTTGATTTTGCATAGAAGATAGTTGTTGACCCATTGCAGTATTATTAATGAGAGCAGTCGCTTGTTTATTAGCTTCATCAACACCCTCTTGTATAAGTTGACCTGGTGTCTGCACAAACAGTTGACTTATTATTTTACCAAGCATTTCAGATTTTTTATTAGCTGGTAATGTCCCTGACAAAGCCTCATATTGATCAATAACTTGTTTATAATAAGGAGCTGACGTTAAGAACCTTGTAAACACTCCGTATTTAGCAATTTTTCCAAGATTGTTAAGCGGACTCGCTGCAATGTTAGCGGCAACCAAATCACCACCTTGTGCTGTTTTAGCATTAATTGCAAGGACACGACCAAACTTCTCCATGTCTTTGCCCATTTCGTCACCGAATATAATTCTAAATTTGCCGCTTTTTCCAGCCTCATTAAAGTTCTTTGAAAATGTTTTAATTGCGTTACCGTCCACGAATGTATCTGCACCAAAATCTTTTAAGATGTTATTCATGTAAAATGATTGAACCTTGTTTAGCGCCTCATCGTCTCCTTGACCCCTAAGAAGATTAAGCACGGAGCGAATAGTCTCTGGTTGTGATTTAGGACTGGCAACATACTCTGCTGCCTCTATCGCAGTTATATTTCCAGATGATAACTTTTTTAATGTTCTGTCTGTAACAAATTGGTTCAAAGCATCTTGTTGCTCTTTTACTGATCTTAATATTCCTGCTATTCCACCAGCTTCTCCACCGCCCTCTTGAACAGCTCGTAGAATAGCTTCTTCTGTCATGTTAGATGAAGATGCTTTCTCTATCTGTTTGGCTAACGCACGAACCTGCCCCACTTGACCACCAAACAACGTATCAGCGGTTTTTCCTAAATCATCAATTGATTTCGCAAAAGCTTTACCAGAGAAAGAGGCAGACTCAACACCATCAGGAACAGTGCGTTTTAACGCATCTTGCAGCCATCGAGTTGCAACTAACCCGCGCAATTGTTCTGCTTGTTCGGCTCCACTGAAGTCTTTAACTACCTTAATAGCTCTTTTTAATGACTCAGGTTTTCCGTTTCTAACAAGAGTAGAAAGAAAATCAACATTTGGTGGTATTGTTCCATCTCTTGCTCTTGCGGCTAAATCTTTAATTTTTATTGCATCCTGCAAATTATCAATGGCTGTTTGCCCATCTTTGAAGAAACCGCGAGCTTCATTTAAGCTTGATGCCGCTGATTGCAATCTGTTTAATGCTTGTCCGTCAATCGCAGTGCCAGCTTCTTTTGCATAAAATTCTAACATTTTAGGATCAAGCATCCTGTCAATTTCATCAATTGCTTTTTGTATCTCTCTAACTCCAGTGGTAGAGCCAGTTGCGATTTTTCCGTCATTTAATGCTTTGCGTAAATTATAAAGTTGTAAAAACCCTGTCGTATCACCAAGGCCATTAATGCCATTAATGATTGCAGATACATCTCCAGCAACACTCTCTCTCATGGATTCTGATGTAGTTCTGGCGGCTGCTATAGAAGCTCCATACTCTCTTTCAAGTCGTTGAGATATACTTTTTAAAGAGTCTGTTTTTATGAACTGTTTGCTTCCCACAACAGTATCAACGAGATCTTCTATCTGCGAAAATTTTTGCGCGGCTATGTCATCAAAGCCTTTACTGGCATCAGAAAGTATTTTGAATGCCTCTTCGTCAACATCAGCGCCTCTTGCAGCCGCAGACATAAATTGATCTGTTGCTCCTGATAAAGTTTTAACAACAGATTGCCTAGCCGCTTTTTCACTAGCTATTAATGCCTGATTTGCATTATAAACAGAATCAAGGAGCGCCTCTCCTGTATCTTCTGTGGTTGATGCTTTAGCGGCTCCTGATCTAGCTCTAAAGTCATCCAAAATTTTTCCCATATTGTCATAGTTGTTTTTTAATCGGTCAGAAGAGCCAATGACTCTTTCCATAATCTTTGCTTGTCTGGCAACAAGACCAGGTGCGCCAACAGCAGCAAGCTCGGGAGTTATTGGAACATCAATCAACTCTCCAGTTTGCGGATCTTTTATCTTATATGTAAGCGCTTCTCCAATTGCTGTAACTTCTTCATCTGGTAATTGTTTTACAGATAAACCTTTACGTCCTGCCCTAAAAAGAGCGCCAGCTAAACCAAAAGTTAACTCTCCAGCAAGTGTGATGCCGCCTTCAATCGCAATGTCTTTTGCTATCTCTGCGCCACTTTGTTTAGAAACTCCAAGTATTGCTTCAATAGATTCTTCAAGGCCAGCACCAGCCATAGTACCAGCAACAGAACCGCCTATCACGCCAGCAGGCCCTAAAGGCAACCCAGCAATAGCGCCACCTACGCCTCCTACAATCTCTGGAGCTATGCCAGTTAAATCAGCAAAGTCATAACGAGAGAAACCCGTTTCGTCCACGAGCGTGTCTTTCTCCAAGTCAATGCCTAATTTCTGACCTCCAGATTTTGTAATGGCTAACCTGCCTCGTTTGTCACGAGTAAAATCGCCCTCTGCGAAACCATATTTTTGTTTAAGTATGGCCTCTTCTTCTGCCGTTGTTTCAGCAAAAGACAAAGCAGCACGAAAACCAGCATCTTTAATACCAGATTTGGTATCAAACAATTGCTCATCTTCATCTCTGCTTTCTATTGCTGATGCTATGTCAGCAAATGATCTGCGTCTGCCAACAAATTGTGATGGTTGTTGCTGGCCTCTTGCTTCTTTAATCATATCAGCAATGGCTTGAGCATCTTGAGTGTTGCCAGAGGCATCTGCCTCTTGTAACGCATTAACAAGTTGTTCAATAGTTGCCATGTTAGAGCCTTTTTAAATTCCGTACTTATTTAAAATTTGTTGTTGTTGATTATTTGGAGTAAAGGCACCACTTTGTGACTGCTGTTGCTGTTGCTGTTGCTGTTGTTCATATGGACCATAGTTATAACCCATAGCGTAAAGCTTGTTGTAGGCCGTATCTAAATTATTTCTACCAGATTGTACAATAAGTCCATATACAGATTCTAATTTTTTCATAATAACTTGAGGATCTGCTCCTTCTAAGAGTTTAATTTCTCCAACAATTCTAGTAACTCTTTCTCTATCAGCATCGGAAATTGTTTTTCCTGCTTCTCCAAGTATTTCTGGAGCTTGTTGTGTTGCTATTCTTTCAAGAATAATTTTTGCCTCCGCTACAGGATCCAAACTTTTATCTACATTCATTCCCAAGCCTCTTCCGAAGCTATTTAGATAAGCGGCAATTTGTTGCTGTGTGGTAATACCTTTCGTCCCAACTATATCTGCTAATTTTGCAAGCTCATCTTCTGCTTTGTTTAAAGCTAATTCAGATGAATTAAACTGCGCCCTTAAACCAGCTATAGAACCATTTGTTAATTTAACTGGTATATCCCCTTTGGCATTTGGATCTTGTATAAAAGCAGTTATTTTAAAAGCATCTGGAGCATCTTCAAATAATGGGATAGATTCTGTTTTGTCCGTGTATAAATCAGGATCACCTTTTTCAGCTATAGCTTTTTGTACAGCACCTTCTGCTTTTATTCTCTCTTTTTGTGCGTTTAATTGACCTTTTAATATTTCAAGATTTATTTTGTCTTGAGCGTCTATAGCTTTATCTTGAAGAGCTTGAACTCTTTGAAGAGCTGCTGTTACAGATGCTTTCTTGGCCGCTTCATCTTTAGCCATTTCTGTAAGAGCATATTTACCGCCAGCTAATTGAGCTGCGCGAGCCTCAGATTGTGCTTTGGCAAGTAAAGGTTGCGCTTTTTCACCAGCCGCTCCAACTTCACTAAGAACTTTTCCAACGTCAAAACCTTTACCAGCTTTGTTTTGCATCAGAGCCAAACCAAAAGCCATAAGAGCTTGTGACTTATCCACCTTGCCAGACGTATCTATACCTGTGGCTTTTGCAAATTCATTTTTATAATATTCAATATCTTTATTACCAGTGTCCTCTCCAGCTTTAGCGTCTTCATAGTCTTTCATGGCCTCTGCAAGCGCTTTTTCAAAGGCGCTTGTTGGGGCTTGTGGTTGTCCGTCTGTAGAAGTGCTAGAACCTATGCCCTGCATTCCTTGCATTGAAGCTCTTCTTTGTTCTGCTTTGCGAAAAGCCTCTGCTTCTGCGTCAGTTGTGCCTGTGCCTGTTTTTGTACCTGTACCTGTTATGCCCTCACCTTCAGGATAAGAGCCACCCAGAGGGACTCCAGACCCCATATCATCAGTGCCGCCGCCTAATATTGGCAAATCAGATGTGTCATCTCCAATGTATCCACTAGGAATTTCAAAATCTCCAGTTGTGAACACAGATTGACCATCAAGAAAAATGTCACCGGGATCATCCTGCAAAGCAGCGGTTGTCTGAGTCATAGTATTAGGACTACTAAGCGCGGCAAGCTTACGAGCAATATTAAAGTCTCCAACAGTCATATCTTGCTGTTTGGCCTGACCTTTTGTCATTCCTGTTGGGGCTATGGAAAATAATCGAGTTCCAATACCCGCATCCAGAGGAACGCTGCGATCCTCTCCTATTGCTCTTCTTCCTAACCTTTCACGCAAGGCATTCAAAGCATCCATTTTGCTTTGACCGGGAACTGTAGCAATATTCAAACCACCAGAGCCTAATAAACCTGCACCTCGCGTTTGCGGCTGTGCAAAATAGTTTACGCTTGGATCGTAGCTGCCTATGCCAGCAGAAATTGGATCTCCAATCGCCATCTATGCCCCCTTAATTGGCAAAGCCGCCAGAAGGACTAATACCTTGCAACGCAGTATATGCACCAACACCAGCCAAGAACGGGTTAGTGGATGGAGTTGTGACTGATTTAAATGTGCTTGATAAGTCACCGCTAGGCATACCTTTAAGCAATGATTGACCTAATTCTAAACGAGTAAACGGATCTTGCTGTTGTTGTAAAATATTTTGCCGCTGTGCATCCAACTGTTGTTGCTGGAATGTTCTGCCAATCTCGCCAAGACCAGATAACATACCCAAATCTGCGCGACCAAGCTCGGACTGGACTCGACCAATATCCGCCGTTGTGCCAGCTAGAGTGCCGAATGCCTGTCCCAGACCGCCCATGAGTTGCGCTGATTTCTGTGAGGCTGTTAGCGCATCCTGAAAGCCCTTACGCTGTGCATCACCAATAGCAGCTAGTCTACGACCCTCGGCCTCTGCATCCACTATACCTTGTCTTGATCCACCAAAAGCACCGCCTCTTACAGCCGCAGCATCGCGCTTGGTTTTACCAATCTGTGCCTGACGATTAATCTCATCAATGACAGATGACTGGTATGGATTCATAAACGTATCAACAGCCGCCGCAGGATCTGCAAGCATGCCGAGTCCAGCGCCTAAAGCAGCTTGACCACCAAGAGTTTGTCCAGACGCCCCTGATATAAATGGTGCGTAAGAGCCGACAAGCTGTGGTGCCATTGCAAAAGCTTGTTGCTGTAACGGATCAAGACCAGCAATTTGGAATTGCGGCAAACCAAGAGGTGAATCTAATAAACCGGGTGATTTTTGTGTTTCGCCATCAAATTCACCAAAAGCGGTTTGTAAGAGTCTTTTTTCAAGACCCTCCAAAAATGGTGGTAATCTTGATATCTGCGTTACTGTAGACATTACGCCATCGCCTCAAATTTATCCATCATGTTGTACATTCTGTTAAGGCCAGTATTGACGTTACCACCACCAGCACCCTTAACAGCATCACGAGTCATAACAAACTCTCCAGCGGTCAACAGAGCTGGCACATCGTCTTTGGTTCCAGAACCCTCGTATGTATTAATTGGCCCATCTCTTCTAGGCGGATTAGCTGGATAATTTTGCATTGCACCACCTTGATTAAAATATTGCACAATGCCGCCACGATTGTAATTTATACCGCCAAGCTTGCCTCCGGGGCCACCAGCACCGTATGGACGAGTTATATTTTCATTTTCTGGCTCATCCTCATCACCAGATAATGCCTGTGCGATTAATCCAGCGGCTATGCCCTCACCTAAATTAGTGTTCATAATCCTGAATAACAAATTACCTTCCTCAGTGTCTCCAGCTAATCCAACACTTTTTAACAATTCACCTGACATGGTTTTGGCTGTAGGCGCTATTGGCGCTCCTCCACCAGAACTAGCTAATTGTTTTGCTTTTGCAGCCATAGTTGCAGGACTATTTGCGCCACTCATAGGGGTAAACGGAGCATTAACTGCGGTCATGCCTCCAGTCGTACCAGCGGCAGGGTTCGCTGCCGCGCTAAATGCTTGACTGCCATAACCACCAAGACCCCCAAGTAATGCAGATTTCAAGGCATCTTTAGGCTTTTGACCTGTAAGCAATCCGAGTCCACCACTGACCAAAGCTCCAGACAAGGCTGGGTTTAAACCACCAAACAAACCCGTTCCAGCAGCGGGACCTAAAAATGCACCAGCGGCTACGGGGATTGCCGCTTTTACTATATCGTCAAGAAGCCCCATGATTAAATCCTTAGATTAGAACAATTGTTCGTGTTGTAAACATTATCATTATTAAGCCTTATTAACAAGCGTTAGCTATTTACGATGTAGATACTGATACAGTCCCCACTGATCCAGTGCCTACAACAGATCCGCTAAATATCTCTGATGCTTGAATTATCTTTAAAAAACCGCCATCTGCTATGTACATATCACCCACAGCCAAAGTATTGTTTACACCGCTGCTAGGTATCTCTGGGAAGTTTAGTTGCGGATTTTGCAACTGGTTTATAACCACTTCTAACGCTCTAACCAAATCAATAAGATAGTCAACGTCCACTTCCTGCTGCGGAGTTGGTAATCTTGGAAATGGAGTTACGTTACTAGCCATTATCTCCTACCATCTGGCCTGACATCAACTCTTGGGTTGCCAAGCCTCCACCTCACACCTTGTGTATTACAATCTACCTTAATCGCAAAAGCTCTACCTCGAACCCTAACGTCTGCTTTATTAGTGTATTGTTCAAAAGGCACAGTTGTAGATGTAGACGATCTTGTAACTGTTTTAGCGTCTGATTGGGTAAAATCACTACCGGGGAAGTCATTAGCTTTTACAGTAAGATCAACCTTTGGATCAGTAGTGGTAGAACCGTTAAAAGTAAAATCAGGTATAATTCTTCTTATTGAAGAAAATCTGTCTCCATCACCTATATCAATAGCGCTTGACTCTAATCTGGAGATCATTACAGAGCCGTCATCGCTGTATCCAACCTCGTGACTGAAAAGATAATTATTAGCCGCAGCTATAGGAAATTCTCTTATGCCTCTATCTAAAAACGCTGTTCTGGTTAAATCACCATAATACCAAATTTTTTCAGCGTAATTAAATATGACGTAGCGATCATTTTCACCTGTGCCACCGTTTGCTAAAGAGTTTGTGTTAGAGGTGTAGAACCATATTATTTCACTAAATTCTGATATGACAGACGCATAAGTTTTGTCGGCTTGATCAAAATCAAAGTCAAAAAACACACGCTCTCTTACAGTGCAAGGTATCTGTTGAGTTTTACCAGTATAGACATAAAAGTTTTGTCTACCCATCCAGAATATGGCGTCATCAACTGCTACTGCTGCATTAGGCCCCATGATGGTAGTGTTTGTAGATATAGGAGAAATGCCAAATGTGAATGGCGGTCCTATAAATCTCATTGAATGCATAGAACTGTCAGTAAATATGACTATCTCACGTTTCGTTTCTATTGCTCTGACAAACTCGGAACCAGATCCTATTCGCAAATCTCCCGCTGTATTTGTAGATCTTGGAGTCCAGTCTGTAGGTGACTCTTGAGAGGAAAAACGTATTAATAAGGGGTCTTGCTCTCCAGTGTTTATCTCATCTACACCAAAAGCTATGACATGTCTGTCATTGTCAGAAACCAATACTTGTTTAGCTATGGTTGGTGCATTGCTTGCTCCAGCTATATCAACAATATTTACCGCTCTTGCAGTTATGCCATCACTTTTGTCCCAATAAAATACACCAGAATCACGAGGATTAATTATTAAATCCTCACCAAAATTATCGTGACTCCATATTCTTAATTGTGTTGACACAGTTTGTGTTGCAGCAGATCCCCAAGTTCCACGGCCCCAAGTGCCAGCTCCCCAACCTGTGCCGCCAACACCTGTATTAAGACCAACATTTATTTGATACGCGCCATCCACACCAGATCCACCATTACCACTATCGCTGGCGTTTGCGGTAACTGTTGCCCCTGATGTGTCTTTTGCGGTAATCGTATATGAATTAGTGTTTACGATAGAATCTATTTGATATTCTTGATTAAGCACAGCGGCAGTTATATTGCCACCTAAAGAAACTGCACCAGATAAAGTAACAAAATCATTTTGAACAGCTAAATGATTAGAATCAGTAACAGTTATAGTAGAGGAGCCATTAGTTGCTGCAAAGGTGATGCTATTAGTAGAGTTCTTTCTTATAGGGGTGATGTCATAAAATTGTTGACCTTCTTCAATGTAATATTTTAACTCGGTGCCTAACCCTAGAAAGTCAGAACCATCTAACGCAACCCAGTTATGTAAACCTCTTACAGTTCCTAAATAAGTTTCATTAGTGAATTTTTCCCAACCACCAATCACCTCAGGATACCCAAGACGAAAACGCACTTTGTCACAATCAACCCAACCACCTTCATTGGCGTAGGATGTGATGTCTCTGTTTATGCCAGGTTTAAATTGTAACTTAGTTAACGGCACAGTTTAGATCTCATCAGGCCAGTCGTTGATTTTAGCAATCGTTTTCACACTACCGTCTGAATTAAGCTCATCCTCAAACAAGGCCATAAATGCTGCTAAGTCAGACGCACCATTCAAAGCAGTCTCTATCTCTCCACATTTAGTGCGGACGGCATCTCTATATGTAGTGACTGAACTAGGTATGGCTGTAGATTTTTCAGCCTTACGAGTAACGTACCAATCATGCACTGCAAGTTTATCGTTTGCCGTGCGCTTTGTATGTGCAACCCATGTAGCTTTTAATCCGAGAGTTACGATTTGATTACCGTCAGTGTCTTTTAAAGCATTACCATCTGCGTCTACTTCGTTAACATCTGTCAAACTTTTTGGAATCAGAGTGCCATCAGTCTGCCGACCCCAATAAAATCTATTGTCAAACGGTGCCTCTGATGCTGGTGGATCTTCCCACACTATTTTAAAGGTAGCTTTTTGCGAGTCTGAATAACGCATCCACACTTTTGAGTGTTGGTTGCCGCTATCATCAACCCACTCACGACCCTCTCTCAAGGTTCTTCCATTATGTTTCCACGGCATAATTATCTCCTATCATCGGGCATTAGCAAATTTAAACGGCGCTTCGGCAAAGGCGAGGTAGATGAATGTACCGCCGGATGCGTTCATGAGGCTGTTTTGATGTCTTAATTTAAACCCATTAGATACAAAATCTATTAATGTTGAATCAGTATATTCAGCACCATTGGCATTAACATTAAGCATTTGAGTTGTAACATTAAATGTATCTCTTTTACTATCCCTCATTAGCCAACTATCTGCTGAGTCTGTGCGTTTTATAATTAGAAACGCTGGCCTAAATCCTGTATAAATGAATGGGCCGTCTGCGTTAAAATTTCCAGTATATGAACCAAACTTGCTATAGCCGAGGACACTGTGGAAACAGTAGGCTATATATGTGCCGCCACTTGCGTTTACGTTATCACCGTTTGAGGAGCCATCCTCTAATGAAAAAGTTGTGCTGGCTAGGTTATCAATCCCACCACCTGAGAAAGTTGAATACGAAGTTTCTGCGTTAGTAGAACTAAATAAAAGAACCTTTCCAGACGATAAATTCTTGTCCAGATATTGCCAATGCGCGGTGGCATCTCTGCGTTTTACAATAACTGCCTCAACGGTTTGAGATAATCCGTGTCCGACAGTCGCGCCATCAGTAGCATTTCCAGTATATGAAACTATGCTAAACCCTGCATTCTGATTGACCGATACGCTTGACGTTATGCTTCCATTAGAATTGCTTGATGCGCTGCCGCCAGCTTTCCAGTTCCAGCCGACATATGTTTGACCGCTTGTGTTAGACTGTGTGTCAGTTCCTAAAGTAAACCCATCGCTATCGAAAGATTTTAGACCCTCTGCTAAAGTGCTTTCTGCGGATGTGCTGTTTGATAATAATGACTCTGTTGCACCTCGCACAGAATCATAAATTCTGTGATTGCCGCTAGCACTTCTGCCTTTCAGCCAAGTCCAATCGGGCTGAAAACCAACGCCAGTGATGCTTTGCGCTGAACCGGTACCGGTATACAATACCGTATTAAAATTATCATCAGCTTGGCTGCCTTGTCCGGGACCAATTGTTGGGTCTGCTATATTAGCCGCACAAAGTGAAATATTGTTTGCGGCTTCGGAATCATGAAACAAGCCAAAACCATTCTTATCAGTTGTCGTGCCAGGATTTTCTAACCCGCCAAAGGTGCTATCTTGACCAAAATTCCAAGTCTGACCTGTTCCAGTAGAACCAGCGGCAAAATTGGCAAATTTATATGACCCAGATAATCCAGTAAAAGCCGCACCAAGATCATTGCCATTTTGGAAAAACCTTAGTTCACCATTACCGGCTTTGACGCCAAATACGTCACCAGCAGAGATTGTTGCATATTCATTGTTACCACTCCCTAAATAGGCGCTTCCATCCCAGCGTCTGCCGTTATCATACAACATAAGCATGCCAGTCACTGTTGTGCTATTGTTTGCTCCAGACAGTGTAACGGGAGATATGCCCCTTGCGTATCCAGTGGAGTTACACCGACACTCCGCATAATATGTGTCGCTATCTGATATTTCAGGTATGACCATAGTTGAATGAGCGGTGTAAGTAAGAGAAGATGCCAGCCAGTTTAGACTTCCCTGATTCCAACCTTGTGATGTGCGGCTGTCGAGATAGTTTAATGTACACCAGTTATTAGTCGGGCTGTCTGGCACGACATCATAATCAAATACATTCTTCGCAGCAAAATCAATACCATTGCTACCCGCATCTTCATTGAAAGCAGCGTTAGGAAACGGAGACAGGCCATCTGTTGCGTAGTAACCAGAACCAGCAGTGCCACTCGCACTCCCAGTAACATTATTTGAACTTGCGTCCGCAGTAATCGTTGTTGTTGTGCAAGCTAAAATTTTAGTGTTTGTAACAGCAGTAAGTGTTGATGTAGGCACAGTTATTGATGAACCATCAGAATAAACAGCAGAACCTACAACCCAACGAACATTACTAATATACCCATCAAAAGTAGTATTAGCTGTTGCGTGTGCTTTGTTAACTCTAAACTCAGGAATATCGTGAGTTTTAGTGTTAGAAGTTTGTGCTGATCCTACTTCAGCACCATCAAGAAAACATCTTAAAGTTCCTGATACTCTGTTAAATGCAAGATGATGCCACCGACCTGCATCAACAGCACCCGATGCATATGTGCCAAAAGTGTAAGCGGCTCCGTTGCCATGATACAAATAAAAGTTTCTAGTTCCTAGAGCCGTTTGAACTGCAAAATATCCCGCACCTGCGCCTCCAGTTGTTCTGTAATAACCAACAGGATATGAATTACCTGATACTTCTGCGACTGTGGGCCAGAAAAAGAATTCTAATGTATAATCATCACTTGCACCAATTTCGTATTCATTGCCAGGATCTGTCCAAGCTACATAGCTATTGTCATCCTCATCAAAAAAAGCAGATGCGCCAACAGTTCTGTCTTGGGCAAATGGTAAATAATAACCTGCATTACCTAGTGTAAGACCTGATACATCTTTTGGAACCCAGACTCCGTCTTTTGTTTCTCCTAGATCACTAATTGAAACATCTTGACCATCAATAGAAATAAACTCAGCTATGTAACCAGCCAGATCAGTTGTGTCATTAGGATTACCAATTCTCTGAGTGCTTTGGTTATGCCAAGTAACATCTTGATTCTGTGCCGGATAAGCAGTTAAAACCTGTAGTTCACCATTGACATAGAATTTTGCTCTGTCTGCATCCGTAGATTGCGTAGTATCAATAATTAAGGCGAGATGATACCATGCACCCGGATCTCGGAAAAGCCGATTGACTCCTGACGTTTGAACGTAAGCTTGAAAACTTATGTTATTATCATAGATATAAATACTATTTGCGGCAAAAAATTGGAGCATAAGCCCACTAGTGGTTGCCCAATATACAGTGTTGACCTCTGTCCCTATTGTTGATCGTTTTACCCAACAGCTTATCGTAGTCTTTTTTAAATTAGTTGGTGTTGGAGGTGCAGCAGCTATTTCTAAATAAGCACCAGACGCATGGTCTAATCTTAACGATTGATTAATGGTTTGGCTAAAAAACGAACCTAGCGCACCGCCGGGAGAGCCAGAGCCGCCAAGTCCAGCAGTGTTTGATTTAATCAGACTCATTAGGTTAAAGCTCCAGAAACCGTAACCAACACTTGATTATTACCTGTGCCAATACAGAAGTAAGATAGCTGATATATACCAGCAGTATTTAATGAAGTTAAGGCAGTAGCGTTTATAGCTACTTCGCCACCAACTGTAATCGTTTGACCGTTAGCATTACTCAAATGAATGTTGCCTGATTGACCAGCCGTCTCATTAGCAAAAGACAATAAACACCCGTCACTCGCCACAGTAATAGAAAAATCATTACTGACCGCCATATCGCACTCAGCCGTGTCTGGGCTAGACCCTGTGCCTAAACTAACAGTCGTTACCGTGCCTACTGCTCTCCCTGCAACAGTTACATCATTATTGATAGCCAGAGAGACGTTATCTTCTACAGTCATTACGGCAGTGCCGTCTCGTTGTTGGAATATAATATCTTTTGCATCCACAACGGGCTTAATCACAACATCACTTGAGGAGTTGGTGATATTCAGTATCTCCGTACCACCAGCCAAAAACTTAAAATCATTTCCAGCAGCATCAAGTTGAATATCTCCAGCGGTGTCTATAATCAAGTCGCCCGTGTCATTAACGATGTAAGAGTTAGTGCCACCGTGATATAGGTTTAAATCTTCACCTGCGCCTATTGTTAAACGACCCACCGCACTATCGCCCGTCAGATCGTCCGCATCCGCATCTTGACCGATAGCAAGTTGACCGTGTGTTGCGTTTAGATTAGTCAAAGCATTCACAACTTTTGCACCACTGCCAGCACCATCAAGATAGACCATAGCCACCTGACCATTAGGTATAGTTACAGTTGCCCCTGAACCTTGTTTAATAATGATGTTGTACGGTCCACTGGAGCCGCTGTCCGTCGTAGCGTTTTCAATAATGTGAACTCGACTAATCGTGTTAGGATCAATGGTGATGGTGCAGTCGGAATCTAAAGCACCAGTGTATTTAATGTACATTGATCTAGCTGGGTCAGTTGATCCATCAGCTATTGTGCTTGTATGAGTATTAGCATTAGTAGATATGGCCTCTGTGCCAAATCCAAGTGCCTCGCCAATAAGCTCAAGATTAGTGTTGGTTGTAGTTCCCCAAGTACCAGAACCATCGCCAGTACCTAGCTCATTAAGTCTTAAATCATTTACATAGGTGCTTGCCATTTTTCTGTCTTCCTTACGCTGCTATGTCTGTCCAGTTAGGTGTTTGTGAAGGGACAATCGGTCTATACACTCTTTCATCTCCAACTGAACCTCTTGCCGATACTCCTGTTACAGAAAATCCTAAAGATAGAATAGGTGCGCTTGTTCCCGTCCCCACAGCCCCCGTTGCCGCAACGCCTGTAACTGAAAAACCAACTCCAGCCTGTATTGACTCATTGCCCAAAGATGTGGTTCCAGCAGACCCTGTAACAGCAAATGCCGCTGTTCCTGTCACTGTAACAGACCCCACAGCTCCTGTGCCAGAAACTCCAGTTACAGCAAACTCTTGTACGTTTTGCGCTATAACCGAGCCTAAAGCCGTGGTTCCAACAACCCCAGTTGGAGAAACAGGAACTGGTTGTCCCCACGGACCTTCACCCCAAGTGCCTCTTCCCCATCCTGTTAAAGACATAGGCTACCTCATCAGGCTATTCGTATAATCGCGTTACTCGCATCTGCTGTAGGAAACTGGATAGTGAAAGTTCCTGAAGTAGATGTTTTGTTAGAGCTAAAGTCTAACACAGCCACAGCTTTGTTGCTGTTTGTGCTGTTGTAGATCAACGCACCCATCGCAGTGATTGTAGCTGTAGTAAAACTAAGATCAGCAAAATCTGTAAGAGCCGTTGTGCCAGAAGTGGTTGGAGCAACTTTAGTAAGTGTGCCACCGCCTGTCGCGTATGTACCACTAGAAGCAATCTCACCTGTAGTGGTGAATGCAGTTGTTGTTGCGCCTAAAGTGGCAGTGGTGCTTGATTTGCCACCGCTTCCCTCTGCATAAAGAGCAAGCTTAAAAGCATTACCATTTGTTGCGAAATTGTGTGTGCCTAACATAAGCTCTTGCTTAAATGCAGTACACATTGCTTGTGCGATTGCCATTATAGTCTCCCAATAGCTTTTGCTAG